ACAGCACCCTCTAGGGTGCTGTCCGATACATACTGCATTTGCAAATATGTATTCAGCGCTTTTGCTGTCCTCATTTGGCTAGAGCCGAGGTTGGTTTAGTTTACAACTGATCCTTCCTTTCGTCTTCGGCCTGTTTAAAGAGAGTTTTATGTCTCATGCATTGACCTATCTTGTGTCCCGGATCCTCTCACTCTTCTTGGAAGTTTCACCACAAACCGTGGCGTTCTTCCTCGGAGAGATTACTAAGAGGCTTCCGGTGAAACATCAGGTAGCGATTGCACGTGGCTTAATACTCTTCATAAAACGATCCGAGGTGACTCTAGGTTTGCCACATCCGTGGCTTTCTAGAGGTCTCGACACCGAAGAATTTGGAGAAGACAGTGAGTCGAACCCGTAACCGTAACTACCACACTGATATGACTATCAGTGAGCTAACTTACACTCAGAATGGTTGGAGTAACCCTAATCCAGGGCCTCTTCCTGTTCCGACTTTAAGTTATGAGTATGGTGAATCAATGACTGACTCAGTCTCGCCAGGTTATTTTAACCTGTCGAGAAATGGCGGGATTCTTCCCGTCAATTACATGACTCAGCGAAAGTTTCACGTACTCACTCACCCAATGGCTATGACTGAATGGTTAACAACATTCACGAATAGTAACTGGGCGAGGACCAGACTTAATCATAATCTGGGAATCCAGGCTATGCATAATTTCTGGTATGCACCATCCGACTGTATTAATAATATGGCCGTTTGGGCTGCATTTGGTAGTTATTCTGTACCATCGGTAGAAGCATGCGTTATAGAAGCCGTGGCGCGAGCCAGGACTTCAAGTTTCGATGCTGGTACCTTTGTTGCAGAATTCAACAAGACCGTCCGCATGATCCGTGATCTTAAGACTAATGTCTTTAGACGCGCGGATTCTATCGTTAATGCTAGACGTACTGATATAGCCCGAAAGGGCTTAGCAGCGTTCAGCGAATTTTGGCTTGAGGCGCGCTATGGTTGGCGCACCTTAAGCTACGATATTAACGACATTAAGGATTCGATTAATACTTTGAAAGATTCTTATCATTCTCAGTATAGTCGTGGGTATGCTAACTACGAAAGTAGCGCATTCCGCACTGCTTCATTCGCTGGAAAGCGATTGCATCAGTATCCTGGAGTCGACTTTGGGGATTTCTCGTTTATTAACATATCTTATGCTAATACACAGACTCTCCAACGTCGTGCGGGTGCTTTTGTTGAGACAGTACTCGATGACATCGGTTTCATCGATCCACTTGTTACGGGCTGGGAGGTGATTCCATTCAGTTTTATAATTGACTGGTTCACCAACGTGGGAAATAACGTTTCCGCTTTTTCCCCATTCGCTGTCGGCAATCTTGCTAACGTTTGGTCCTCTGACACATCTACTGTTGAGTGGATATGGGAGGGAAACGCTATTGAGACTAATAGTTTGGGTAATTACACACAGAAGATCTCTGGACCACGTAGTGGTACCTTGACTTCAGTTTGGAAAACCCACACTAGAACTCCGCAAGTTGCTCCAAGTTTTAACCTTTCTTTTCAGACTAAACTCGATTGGCAAAAGCTAATCGATTTAGCAGCGTTAGCTTCGCTACGCTACGTTGGTCTGTTAGGAAAGATCCGTAAACTAACCAGAGTCTAACACTGACTATGTCAGAAAGACTCATAAAAGGAGTTCTGCCACATGGCTGACTTTACTGTACCTGGAACTTGGACCTATGATGGGTCCGCGAACCAGAATCAGTCCACCTACCGGGTCTCTGGGCATACTGCCCAGTCGAATTACATTGTGATCTTTGATCGCAAAGTACCGGTAACCAATGGAGATGGGACCTTTAGCAAACCAGCTGTTCGTGTACGTATCCAGCGTTCTTTTGTAGACGCTAGTAGCGTACCGCTCAGCTCGAAGGCTTTGGTCGATGTGAACATCACCTGGCCGTTGGAAGCATCTGCTACCAGCGTTAAGGCGATGGTTACTCTCCTCGGCACCATCTTTGGTGACGCAGAGATCGCATCGGACTTTATCGATGATTTGGATATTCCTCGGTCGTAAGACCGTAGAACTCTAGGGTTCAACCCTAGCCAATTCTCGATAGTTTTCTCATCTCAAAAGGAGCGATGTATGGCAAAGCCGTACTCGGGGAGTCTTAAGACTCCTCTATCACTTCGTGGATTGATTATCCAGGTCTTACGTGATCTAGATGAGTTTCTTCCACAAGATAAGATTGAGCAACGCCAATCGGCGGTGCTCCATTTATCTACGGTAGATCTTATCTTAGTGTTACGTAAGGAATTGAGTGAAGCAGAAAATTATGCAAACACTCCATTCTCCCAATTAGCTGCGTTGCGACAGGTGGTTGCCTTATTCGATAAGAACAAGGATACACCTGGAACTTCCGGCCCTGCACGAAAGGCGGCCGCTTTACAGAAATTCTTCGCTTCAGAAATGAAGTGTCGAATAACTAATAAGCGTCTATCCTTTTATGCAAAACAACCAAGTCGAATGTCAAATGACATTTCTGAAGTGGTTGCGATGACTCGTAACATTATTTCTAATGTTCTGGGTCCCTTGGGTCGCCTCGAAATCCAAAAGATTATTGAGGGTAGCGGATTTGGTCCTGGATTCACCTTTCTCTCTAACACTTCTGATCATAGAAACCTCTATTATAAGGCTCTAGGACCACATAGTGTAACGAGAGATGCCGTTCCTTATATGAAACTTTGGCTTAATCACTGGCCAAACTGGAAAACCAGTTTAATCAATGAAAAAGTTGAATTTTCTATAGTTAACGGGAATCGGGTTACTACTGTTCCTAAGAACAGTATAACGGATCGTACAATTGCTATTGAACCGTCCTTTAATGTTTTTATGCAGAAAGGCGTGGATAACTATCTGAAAAAGAGGTTACGCTATCATGGCGTTACTCTTTTAGATCAGACTAGGAACCACGATGTAGCGCTATTAGCTTCAATGCGTCCGCTTTTTGCGGGCACACTGGACTTAAGTGCTGCTTCTGACTGCGTGTCAACAGGGATTATTCATTATCTCCTCCCTTTCGAATGGCGTACTTTCTTGGACGATCTTCGTTCAAAAGAGTATACTTTAGATAAGGGTGAGACTTGGGCTGCGTATAGTAAGTTCTCTAGTATGGGTAACGCTTTCACGTTCCCAATCGAGAGTCTTATATTCTATGCAGTTTCCAAAGCGTGTACTATCCTTGCGGGTGGCGATTTAAGTGTTCTACGTGTTTATGGAGATGATATTATTATCGCTCCTCAGGCTTATTGCCTGCTCGTCGAATCGCTTAAATTTCTAGGTTTCACTCCGAATCTCGACAAATCTTTTGTCTTTGGTTCGTTTCGTGAGACATGCGGGGTTGACTACCTTTCGGGAGTCGATCTGCGCCCGGTCTACGTAAAATCTCTTCCTAAGAGCGATTTAGAGGTATACAACCTTTTTAATCGTTTTCTTTGGAATAGGGTTGGATTTAAATTTCAACGCACTTGTGCGTATCTTTGGAAGAGTGTGAGTAGACCTTTAATTGGGCCTCCTCACCTCCCTCCCAAAGAGAAATTTAATCTCTGGTATGCTGGAAAATCAGTTGTCTTTGACAACTATTTCCATGCTCCTCCAGATAAGGGAGAACCTTTTCTCCGTTACAACCCGCATTTGCAGTGTCTCGTTTATGAGTACAAGAGACTTAGATTAGTACCTAAGCGACTTGATACTCAGAATTGGAACCTGCAATTCCGGTATCTCTCTTTTTTATTGGGATTACCGGGAGATTACGTAGATAGTAATAGTCGCTTCCGTCGTTTTCTGGTTAAGGAACAAAGTTCCTATTGGCCAGAACCGCCTTGGCGACCGTATCTCTACGATTCGTGAAACAACTGGTTTCGGTCATCTGTCTACCATATAGGTATCCATTTGTTCCGAAGTATCGGCTCAACGTAATCTAACGATTACGGACAAGAGAGGACTTTTGTCTTGACTAGCGGCTTTAGCCGCCGGTTTATACCGGCGTCTTGGCCCCTAATGTCAAGCAAAAATTCTAG